GATAATAACTTAGATAATAACACGCAGTTTAAGCGATTATACTCTATACCCACTACCCTGGTTAAGGGTATTGCTTTAAAGTTGCTAGGATCGGCTGTGAGACGGTCTGACAAGGGTGTTTGAATGAAACATACAGTGCATTTCATCGGTGGAACGCTGGATTCAACAAAACGAACGCTATTCGGTGAAGTCGCCAGAATTGTCGCTTATCCCTCAATATACCATGAAGGTCAAAACTCAATCCGTGAGGTGCCCCTTTTTACTGAGAAACGTGAATATTATTCACTCGTATCCTTGATGCCCCTCAAGTCTGACCACCCTCAATATATGTATTGTTTAGAGGGGGGTATGGCCTAAATTGGCGAATTATAGAAAGCCTTTTTCCTTTTTTTTAGGGGGTTCGTTTGACCAGATAAATAGTTGCGATGGGGACTCTTAATGCGCTCAAAAACATACCCGAGTCGTCAATATGGGCACCGAATCCGGGAGGGCAGGTTGACTTTTTATTATGCCCGATTAGGGAGGTCTTATTGGAAGGGCCGAGGGGTACGGGTAAGACTGAAGTCCTTTTGGCGAAATTTGCAAGCCAATGTGGGAAAGGATATGGGCTTAAATGGAAGGGAGTCATATTCCGTAGGGAATACAAGCACTTAGATGATATTGTCTCGAAGTCAAAGAACCTTTTTAACCAGATTAAAAACGCCCCTACGTTTTTATCAAGTAAATCAGATTACAAATGGGTGTTCCCAGACGGGGAAGAACTGCTTTTTAGGGCGGTTAAAACCGTTGATGACTATTGGTCATACCACGGCCACGAACTTCCGTTCATTGGTTGGGATGAGCTTCCAAACTGGCCGGATTGTGAGATTTACGAGATGTTTCGGTCTATCAATCGGTCGCCGGTTGTCGGGATGCCCCGGTTTTATGGTTCAACAGCAAATCCTTATGGAGCGGGTCACGGATGGGTAAAAAGATACTGGATAGACCCCTGTCCAATCCCTTCACCGGGTGGAGTAGCCATCGAGGGTGTACGGGGGATACGGGTACGCTGTCATGTTGATCTGGCTGAAAACCCGTTTATTTATGAAAATGACCCGGAATACATTGAATCACTTAAAAACGATCCGAACAAGGAAAGACGCAAAGCCTGGTTCTTCGGAGACTGGAACGTGCAAGTCGGGGGGTACTTTGATGGATACTGGAGTAATAAACTCCACGTTGTCAGACCCTTCACACCGCCGATTACCTGGCGAAGATGGCGTGCGATGGACTGGGGGTTTGCCCGTCCTTATTCTATCGGATGGTACACAATGGATCCGGACGACACCATTTTTCGATATAGAGAACTGTACGGATGGGGAGGTAAAGAAAATCTTGGAACACGCGAGTATGCGAACGAAGTTGCCAAGAGAGTCCGAGGCATTGAGAAACAGGAAATACGTGACGGCGCGGTCTTCAGGAACAACCCGGCAGACTCGCAGATATGGGCTGGCGAAGGTCATGAGCAGAATATTGCAGATCGTTTCGCCGCTCGGCCCAACAAAATACTCTGGACACCGTGCAGCAAAGGGAAAGGTTCAAGGGTCAATGGTTGGGACATCTGTCGGGAGATGTTGGCGAAAGTACGGTTCAAAGTAACGAGTGATTGCACTCATTTCCTTAGAACGGTTCCTTCTCTCATTGCTGATTCCTGCAACTGGGAAGATGTCGACACTGAGCAGGAAGACCATTGCGGGGATGAATGGCGTTATTCGATGGTGTCGCGCCATTTCAGCACCCGCAACAAGGAAAAGGAAGAAATTGACCCGAGAAGTTTTGACCATCTGACAAGGAAGCCAGGAATATGAAACTACATAAAGCACTCGCAGGCATGGATCGCCTGAGATTTAATACCATCCGCCGGGACAGTTGGCCGGTGGGTGAGAACATGATTATTGACTCCCGCCTACTTCAGTATCAGCGCAATATTGGGGGTGGGCCATATACCCTTTATCGCCTAAATCAGGATGATTATTTCGCCACGGACTGGCGGGGCGATCCTGTTAACCCAACCCCGAATCTTGGGACAATGACCCTTCAGCAATTGCTGATGGAGACCAACGACCGGAGTGTTCTTGTCCACCCTTCAGGCGACAATAAAGACTCCCTCGTTTTCGCTCTCAAGATACGCGGGTCGCGCAGGAACTTTGGCTTTACCTTATCAGGAAACAACCTTACGAGAATCTAACTCATGGAAGACACCATTAGCGTTACGGAAAGCGCGACAAGAAACCCGCTCCTTGCTCGGTACCAGAAAGAAACCGGACTGGCCATTGAACGATGGAAGAAACCTTTAGCCCGAATTAAAAAGAACCGCCGGTTGATGAGGGGGGCGGTCGACGGCAACAAGACAGGGGATTCTCCAGACACCGAAGAAAAGGTTAGGGCGAACATCATCTATTCCACGTCAAGAACGATTCTTCCCTCTATCTATGCTCAGAACCCAGAGGTTCAGGCAAAACCCTCAGCTCAAGCCGGTTCACGTGGTGAACTGTACGGCTTCGCCCAGGATTTTGGCGAGACACTTGCGATAATGATCAACTACGAATTCCACAAGGCGGGGGTCAAGAAAAAGCACAAGAGAATCATTCGCTCCGCACAAACATCGAGAATCGGACTGGCAAAGATCACCTTCCAACGAGACTTCTACACCGACCCACAGGTCAAGGAACGCCTTGAAGACTCTCAGGATGATCTAAACGAACTGACCAGTCGTATTACAGACCTTCAGGAAGCCAGTCTTTCAACAGATGAAGAAGATGCAAAGCTTGAAGAATTAAATGATCTGATCGAATCCCTTAAAAAGCAGATGAATGTTATGCGAAGTCAGGGGATGGTCTTTGATTTACTCGATGTCAATAACTTTCTGATAGACCCCGCTGTGCAAAGTCTCGAAGACTATAAATCTGCAAGCTGGATGCAGGACAAGGCATGGTTGCCGGTAGGAAAATTCAAGCGCCGGTACAATCTTTCAGACGACGACATGGAAGGGATAAATATATACCAGCGTCCGAACAGTGACGACAAAATGAAGGGCTGGTCAAATAGTGCAAGGGGCAAGAAACTGGAAGACGGCTGGATAGCTGTATGGGAGCGGTGGAATAAATCTACCAATACTGTATATACCTGGGCGGATGGCGCAGACCAGTTTATCAAAGAACCCTTCCAGCCTGCCGTTACGTCCGAACGCTGGTATCCTTATTTTCTGTTCGGTCTCCACTGGATAGACGGACTTGACTGGCCGTTGTCTGATGTTGAGCTTTTAGAAAAGCTTTCAGATGAATATAACTCGACCAGAGAAATGCAGGCCGAACATCGTGGTGCTGCCGTTCCCTATTTAATTGTCGCGGGGTCGCAATTGACTCCCGGTGATGTCAATAAAATCTCTGGAGCGAACGGACTCGACATCATTGTTCTTGACATCGAAGGCAAAAATATTAGAGAACTTGTCCAGGACGGGCCGATTCCGACTTTCAATCCTGCAATGTACGACACGACCGGCATCCATCAGGACATCGGACTGGTCTCGGGTGCGACGGATGCGGCAAAGGGTGCGATCTTACGAAACAAGACGCTGGGTGAAGCAGAAATTATGCAGCAGCACCTTTCTACCCGTCTGGGGGAACTTCAGGATGAATCAGAAGAATTCCTGCAGGAAATTGCCGAACACATAGCAGAAATTATCCTGCAGCAATATACCGCTGAGGAAGTCACGCGTATCGCAGGCGAAAATGCCATCTGGCCCGAGATGGATATGTGGGAAATTTATAACCTTGTAGACGTTCAAATCAAGGCAGGGTCAACCGGCAAGCCCGATAAAGCACGCGATCTTCAGCAATGGGCTGAAATGCTCCCGTTCATGCTTCAGTTAATCCAGTTTGGTCTTCAATTCAGGATGCAGGGAGGTACAACCGATCCAGCAACCGGACAGAAGGCCGCAGCCGAAGACTCTGCCAATCCGTATTTCAATCTTCTGGAAATCAGCTTTAAAAAGTTTGATGAACGTCTGGATATGGAGGCCATATTGCCGCCTCAACAGCCAGCAGAACAGCAGATGCCGCCGCCGCAGGGGCTTCCTTTTGAACAACAGGGGCAGGTTCCGCCTGAACAACAGCAGCCCGAACAACAGCAATCTGAAATATCTGCCGAACAACAGATAACCCCGGAACAAATGCAACAGTACCTACAGCAGCAGCAAGGAGGCTAAACAATGGACGGCGACAAGAAACCATTCAGTGAATTAATGGGAGATGCAATCGATGAACATCTGGAAAAAGATAAAGACAAGGGTGATGATCCTGAAAATAAGGAGACTCCGAAAGAAGATCGAAAAGATGGACAG